AGCTCGGATCTATTTTGGATCCATGCAGCACAGCCAGGACAAGCACAAGTACCAGGGCCGTCGCTATGATTTTATTGGATTTGACGAGCTGACCCACTTCCAGTACAGCGAGTACAGCTATCTGATCTCCCGAAACCGTCCTGGAGGCCCGGGAACCCGGGTGTATATGCGGGCAACAGCTAACCCGGGAGGCGTCGGCCATGGATGGGTAAAATCCTATTTTATCACGGTTGCAAAGCCTATGACGCCGGTGCGGACCAGATTAAAGATCAAAAAGCCGGATGGGAGCGAACTGATCCAGACACGGACCAGGATCTTTGTCCCCAGCAGTGTGTTTGATAACCAGGAGCTTCTGAAAAATAATCCAAACTATCTGGCCTCTCTGGCCATGCTGCCGGACAAAGAACGCAACGCGCTCCTGTACGGTGACTGGGACAGTTTCGAGGGACAGGTATTTGTAGAGTTTACCGATGATCCAGATGGATACGAGAGTCAGGTATATACACATGTGATCGAGCCGTTCCGGATCCCGGCAGACTGGCAGATTTACCGGGGCTTTGACTTTGGTTATGCAAAGCCGTTTTCTGTGGGCTGGCATGCGGTGGACCATGAGGGATGCATATACAGGATCCGGGAGCTGTACGGATGCACGGATACGCCAAACACCGGCATCAAGATCGAGCCGACGGAGATCGCCAGACAGATCCTGGAGGTGGAGGCAGCAGATCCAAACATCCGCGGCCATAAGATCATCGGGATCGCGGACCCATCGATCTTTGATGAGTCCCGCGGGGAATCCGTTGCGGCGCTGATGGAGAGGAGCCGGGTATACTGGGCCCCCGGGGATAATACGCGGTTGGCCGGGAAGATGCAGTACCACTACCGGCTGGCATTTGATGAGCATGGCCGGTCCATGTTTTATGTGTTTAATACGTGCAAGGACTTCATTCGGACAATTCCAGCGCTCGTGTACGACGAAAAACGGGTGGAGGACATCGATACAACGCAGGAGGACCATATCTATGATGAGTGCCGGTATGTGCTGATGGAGAACCCGATATCACCCAGGAAAAATGAAAGGAAGCATGTGCCGCAGGAAGATCCGCTGAACATGCACCAGAAGACAAAGGAAAATTATTATTTTTACAGGATATAAAGGAGAGCCATGTCAAGAGAAACAGAAGGACTCTGCGTAAAGGATGTGGAGCGCGTTAGGAATTGTGTCCAGATTGGTGATAGGATCCGGATCCATACGCAGAAAACAAATTTATTAGGAGATAAAACATCAAACAAAGCCAATATCAAAAGGATTGGGACTGTGATTGCAAAGTATCCCAGGTTTGCCTTGCTAAGGCTGGAGAATGGAGTGATCGATACCATGATGTGGGTCGATCTGCTTGAGAGGAGGATGAGTTGTGATTAAGGATAGCGGAGACCGTACACAGTTTGACACCGGAGCCGTCCGGGACATGCATGCGGGAAAGGGGCGGATGGATCTCCTCCCTCTGTCGGCGCTGATTGAATTATCGAAGCATTGCGAGGAGGGGGCTTTAAAGTATGGGGAACACAACGTAGATAAAGGAATCCCGCAGCACAGTCTTTGTGATTCTGCCATGCGGCACCTGGTCAAGTATATGCGGGGGGACACGGACGAGCCCACTCTGAGGG